CCAAATGTATCTACTGCCTTTACTTCGATATAAATAACCGCCGCTGATGTATGATCATTTATTTCATCTGCGGTTAATGTTCTTTCAATATGGTTTGTGTTTGTATTTGCCCATTCACTCCAACCGTCTGATTCGACTTGAATCCGATAGGCGTAATAACCAATATCGTTTTCAGAATTGCGTGTCCATATAAAGTTTACAGTTCTTGGCAAAGCGGTTGCTGTAAGATTTGACACGGTTGCTGGCGCTGGATTGGTTACAGATATTGTTGTTACCGAACTAAGTTGGCTAAACCAATCTTGGCTATAAACATTTACCTTGATAGAATTTATTGCAATATCGCTATTATCATCAGCGTTCATGTTAAAATCATAGGTATAAAAGCGATCGGTTGAATATTCGGTGCGTAATACCGTATCATCCGATTTTGTGACAACCACTTTATAGTTAAGAATGTCAGGATCTGACGGTGCTGTCCAGCTAACATTAACATCTTTACCCACAAATTCCGTGGTGCTTGATGTACCGGTTACGGTCAGGTTTGTTATAACAGCCGGACTTGGATTTGAAACAGCAAGATCGGTAGAATACGGGCTTCTTAAATTACCATGCGAATTGAATCCCCATACTTTTATTGTCAAAGACGCAGATGGAGTACCACCGTTATCGGCAAGGTTTTTTTCGTATGTATAAACATAATAATTATCGGTAATTATTTCCTTGCGAACAAAAGAACCTGAAACCCAAATCTCAACCCAATATTTAAAACTGGATTCCTCAAAGAATTGGTCGGCACCCAACGGTTCCTGTCCTGCAGGAAGATGACCGGCACCAAGAGTTACGCTTGTCTTGACCCATGTGAATTTAGCATCTTTCTTGGTAAAATAAACAGTATTTAGGGTTGATTCTCCATCCAGTCTAAGCCCATTTACTTGTGGCGGTGTGAAATTAGTATCAGTTGTTGTAATAGAATCTGTTGCCGGACTAAAATTCGCAATCCCCTTGTGGTTATAAGAAATCGCCTTCACATAATATGTCACGCCAGGCTTTGTGTTTGGAACTGAGATATCGCTTCCGATTGTCACACCAGTTCGGTAGACCCAATAATTAGATCCATCAAGGCTTAAAAGAAAATCAACGTGATGGAAATTAATATCTTCCTGTGGGATATTAAACGAAATGTAAAATCCTGGTTCATTCGACATTTCGGTTAATGTGAGATCGGTTATATTGTCCGGTGGGTCTGTCGGATTCGGAAGTGATGTATATTTAGGGTCTGGTAAACTTACGCCTGTAGTATCACTATATTTGCTTGAGCTTTCTTCGGACACCAATAATTTGTAGGTGTCATTACCAGATCTTGTTATCGTTTTAACCTTAAACGGCTTTGAATCAATTCCAGTTGAGCCGTATGTAAATACCGAATCGACTAAGGGTGTTGCCGTAAAGGTTCCGGAAATATTAAGCGTTCTACCACTATTCGTGATGCTGGTTACGGTTTTGGTTTCTATTGTATTATCTGGCAACCTGACTCTTACTTCGTAACTCGCCGTATAAGTCACATCAATATTCGTTGTGATGGAACTCGATGACGCTGATACTATACGTCCGCCGACACCCCATGCCATAAGATCATCTGATAACCGAACCGTATCCCCAGGCTCGACATGTAAGAGATGTTCCGGAACTTCAAATTCAATGGCCTTGGTGCAATATAGACCACAATTCAGATAATATTTTCCATCCCTTAAATTCTGTGATGTTCTTACGGTTCCTATTGCGCTGATTGTAGTTTTTCTTAACGGCTTTGTTGTCGTCCATTCTGCTTCATCAACAATTTCAAGGGTATTGATATTGTAATCACGGTCTGGATCTGCATATTGAATCTCTACAACATTCGGTATTCCACTTGCTTTAAAATAAGTGGTTTTAAGACTCTTTGGAAACATATTGCTCGAATTAAAGAGCCAAACTGGATCTTGCGATCTATCTATAACAGGTTTATACGTCCCATTACTCCATATAAACCAACCCCTAAAAGTTCTGGCAAGCATCTTAACGGCTTCTGGTGCAGACATAAAAGTCGATATCGGTAGATCCATCTCAAATCGATGTTCAGTACCGCTATCAAAATCAGTCACCATTTCCCAACAATACTTGGCTTCAATGGCTGCTTGAGTTAAATCAAAAGAATCGGAATCAATATAATTACCAAGACCGTATCTTGTATTTAAAAGAAAATCCCTTGAACACCACAACGGATTTCTTGACCATTGATTAACGTAAAGACCAGAATCAGTACAGGTTGCGTCATCGGATGTTCTCTTATAAGTCGAAGCAGCATCATCCCAATAGCAATCATCATATGTTTGGGTTGCGGCAGCAATCGTTAACTTGGGAACGGAAACGACTTTCCCCCTTATCTCAACTGTAATATTTGGTGTTGTTCCCGATAATTGGTCGGTTGCCTGTATTTTTAGGGCCAAAAGTGCTGAATTTCGATAGGCGATATCTTCATCTGACTGTTCCGTGATGCCACCTAAATATAAATCGCCTCTTATCTTAAAGCCTGTATAATTTGGTGATGTACGGGTAATCTTTACATCATACTGTCCTGCGGTTAATCCATTTATCGTTACATATCTGTAAAGCTTGCTTGTAGTTTTACCATCGAAAAATCTATAACCAGAAACACTTGGGCCATCAGCAACTATCCAAACTGAATCACCATTGAGTCTGTATTCTACGACATAATCAATGAAATGGTTAACAATATCACCATTATCCAACTGTGAATACAATTGTGCAGCTATTAATTGTATTTCCAAAGTTGTCAGATCTGTTCCAGTCGTCGTTACTGTTATGGGTGTGCCATTGCTTACCTTTCTCCCATCAGAAATAAACGTGCTGGTGCCATGGAATCCAGCGATAATGCTTTGATTCCATTCACCAAGCCTGTAATCCCACGTGCAGTTCTCGTAACTTGAATAAGCCTGTCCGTTAATTTCAATATCGGGATCATCAGTGGTCGCAGTACAAACACCGGTACCATCGGCTTTCATAATGCCCGATATCGGTCCTTCACCCAGATTGATTAACATGTGAAGATAATTTTTGTCGCCACCTGTAGAAACATACTGCATAATCAGGGCACCAGATATTCGGGGTTGTCCATAAACAACACTAATTGGGCCATCTGGCTTTGTAACCAACGTTGCGCCATCCCATCCGTAATTCGGGTTTTGACTTTCAGAACTTATCTGCGGGACAGTTGGTGGGAAAATAAGACTATCGGCAAGGCTACCAAGGGCGTAACCGATTGCAGCACCTTTCAGAATGCCAGCCCAATATGCTGTTCCGGCAGGCCACAACGCAGGGAATGCAGCAGAAAGTGCAGCACCAACAACCAGTCCGATATATGGCAACGTACCTTTTTGCGGTTGACCAACCAAATGAATCTGGTCAAATGGTGTCAACTCGAACAGATGCCAATCATCAGGATAAATCAAGGTGTCATTCACCCATACGCTGACATAAAGACCACGTAATTCCCCCCGAGAATAAATAGCTTCGCTCAGATTGGTTTCTTTGGTGAAACCATCCACGAGAATATCGTCTCTTAATAATGATTTGTATATCGTTAATTTTGTGGTCATTGAATAATCTCAGTCGGCAATAACGGTCTTCTAACTGAAGATGGTTGAATACCGGCTTTTGCACAAGCTACAATTCCAGCTGCTTCTAAATAATTTTCAGCTATTATAAAATCATCAGGCATTTTGTCATTTAGGCATGTCTTATTTTCTTTCACAGCAATAATAGGAATCCCGTTCTTCATACATGCTTCATGCGGAGGACCGACACAATTTATTGGGGTAATCAAAAAAGATACATCATTTACCGATATACCCCTACCAGAAATTTTCGGGGCTCTATGCAATCCTTTCAAAACAGAATGTAGATAACATACCGATACCATCTCGGCTGCAATTCTTGGATCAACAATCAAATTTTCATGTAAATCTTTCATTTCTGTATCATCGCCAAGATCATCAACCGGCGAATGGGCAACTGGTTTGTTAAGTTTTGAAGCAATAAGCCTTGATGCCATCGCTTCCACCCCACCCCAAGGATTTATCCCACCATTATGGAAATAGTTTAGTTTTGTTTCTCGTTCTACATAGATTGGTGAAGATATAGCAAGCGCATCAAAGTTATGTTTTTGAGATTGGTAAACAAGATCTTCCCATCCCTCGACGACACCGGTAGCAATTCCGTTTTCTATTCTGCCTATCATCTTTAGCGGAATTTCCAATTCCATTATTTTTATATCAGCCCCAATAGTTGCCCTTGCAGCTGATACAGAATTAATTATTTCTTTCAGAACTGGTTTATTAACAGCCACCAAAATCTTATTTAGAGACACTTTTTCAAGAAAGATCGATCCATTTAAAAATCTGTCCAGAATACTACCCTCAACGTAAAGTGTGTTTTCCGTCATTTCGTTTATATCAGAAGCATTTAACACATTCGGATGTGTAATTAAATTATCACAAAGTGAAGCTATTAGCTTCGCCGCAGGGGAACCATCTCCCGCGTGTCCTCCAATTTCTGCCCCAATACCTGTAGGAATTATCATTACTATATTCATAATACTCCTCTTTTATAATAAAATTTTTATTGCTTCTGATGGTGTTCTAGAAGGTATATTAAATCGTTTTAAATAGTTTAAAATAGTCCCTTTACAAACACTTATTTCTTTAGCTATGATTAATGATGATTTTTTCTTTAAACAATATTCATTATAAAGAAAATCTTTAGTTATATCTTTTTTAACATTCCAAGGAATCCGCCCTTTTTTAAATTCTGTTCTTGGAGAAGAATGTTGTCCCTGATGAGATTTACTTAATTTCTTTTTAACTTCTTCCAATGTTTCTATCCCTTTATTCCAAGGAGTATGCCCCATCTTAGATTCTGACATTTTATTTTTAGTTTCTTTCGAATGTTTCTTACCATACATATAATTATTTTTACCTTTTCCAGCTTCTGATATTTTTCTTTTATGTTCCTTAGAAAGTGGTAATAGTTTTTTATCTCTATTCCAAGGAGATTTTCCTATTCTTGATTTACTCATCTTTTGTCTTGTTTCTTCACTAATTACATGATTTAGTCCAAACCCTCCCGATGGACTTATGTTATAACCATTTGGGGTTACTGTATTATATTCTTTAATAAGGTCTACTTCATTATCAAAAGCTTTCCTTTTATCTTTTAAAACAAATAAAATATCCCTTTTAAAATTTCTTCTGCCATATTTTTTAATTGCTCTCAAAATTAATTTTCCGGTCCCCAAATAACTGTCATTAATATTATTAGTTGAATGCATACCAATATATTGTTTTCCATTTAATAAATTAGTTGTAATGTAATTTAGAACAATATTCATAAATTAAATCCTATCTATAAAATGTTCACTTACTATCTCTCCATCAAACCAGGACTCTGTAAATTCTTTTGCTACTTCATGGTCAAATTCTTTACAAGAAAAAATATTCACAAAAACTTTTCTTAGCAAATCCAGTGTGTGGATTGTGATATTACTGGTTAAAATAAATTGTACCGCCGATGTTCCTATGGTATGCGGTTCGGTTTGTCGTTCTTCTTCAGGCGTATCCAAGTCATCCCAGAAGTATCGTTCACATTTTTCCATATCAATCAATTCGCAGAGAATCTTAAAATATTCATCAATCGAATCCCTTGCGAACTTCTCCGTATCGCATTCGTGTAAGTCTAATATTAATTCGTACCCGTAAGACATTTTATCGCCCTCTTGTAACACCCTTGATGTGATAAAACGAACTAATGGATCTTTTCCATATTGGTTGTGATAATTTACTAACACAAACAGCCATATTTAAAGGGCTATGCAAAAACATATCTAAATCATGCAAAACTATCCCAAGGTGATGTTCGACTTTGTAACTGGGCAATTTAAACCCAACAGCGCAATATCGTTCGGGTGCATCAATCTTAATCCAATTTGTCTTATAATATTCCTGAATCCAATCAAAGCCTCGTGAACACCAATTTACGTCATATTCGTAATCCGGGATTTCAATACCGAATTCTGTTTTGTAAAAAAGCATTGGAAGACCATAACAATCTACACCTGAATTATCAGATCCACGATGCTTAAATGGTATCCCGAGATATTTTGAGATGTCTATTCTGTTCATAGTTTTAATATTGGACAAGACA